GAAGAAAAAGTCCCCTCCCGAAAAACGCCGCCATAACGACGGCGAGTATGATGCTGATAATCGTTCCCGTCATTTTGCGCTATCCTCATATATTTTCTTTTGCCACACGTTTACACCGAGATACACAAGCGGTATACTGCATAGCAACTGCGCGACAAGCACAAACTCGGTACGATTCCCGATAACGATGTAACTTATCATGCCGAGAGCCCAGAGTGTTACCCAAAATTTCACCGATTTTAATTTATTCGGTTTCGTTTTCGCCGGCGTTGTCATACGTTCCCCCTTGCCATATAGTCCGCGACGCTTGCCTTAAACGCTTCAAATAAATCGGGATGATCCGTCCAGAGCTTCGGGCAGTTTTTCCAACCGACGATGTTGTGATGCGTCGTGATATCGTCAGCGGTAAGGCCATACCGTTTTATTAAGTCAGCGCATAGCTCAACGGCGCTTGCGATTGTCGCATTGGCAAAATGCCCCGCACTGTCAAGCGGGCAAAGTTCGATGCCCAGCGTTACATGATTCGGCGATGTCTTGTCCGGGTTTTGTGCGTAATATCCAAAATGTTTGCGCGCCCAATCGGTGTAAATCCGTCTGCTTTCAGGGTCGAGCTTATCCGTGCCACAGTGGTAGGCGATTTCGTCATCAGGTATGCATCGGATTATTTCACCCTCGAAGCCGATTATGTAATGCGCCGAACCGTACCCGTCCTTGCCATTCTTTCGAAACTCGAAAAAGTTTCGATTGTTGAGAGCAGACACTTTCGGATTTGCCGTCCAGTGGATAACAATTGCCATAACGCGTTCAAGCCGTTTTACCGGGCGACTGTATTCGTTCGGTGTCAAAAACGCATCAGTGATGTTCATTGTCGATGTTTTCTCATTTCGTCGATTTTCTTTTCGAGCTTTTCGAATTGCTTGTCGATATTATTACTCATCATTTTTATTGACGTAGTAAGCTCCGCGATCGTCTCCGTCATCGCGAGCCGGTACAAGCGAAAATCTTTAATGTCCTGCCGAATTTCGTCGAGCTCTTTTCTGTACTGCACTTGCGTACTCCGTACATTGGCATAATCGATAATCACCTTTACGACGGTGACGATGCCGGAAAAGCCGACGAAGCCTACAATGCCTAAAAAAATCTGTGTCCCCGTCATAATCCCTCATGTATATAGTCATTTTTGTTTTCTGATTTTTGATGAAATTTCACGCTTGACAAATAATAAATAAGGTCATATATTGTAATTGTCCGAATGCGTATAGCGATTATACGCCTCTTGGGGCACCCGAAAGGCACTGGAATACGGTGCCTTTATTTATTTTAAAACAGACATCTTCCACCTGTACATTTTTTTATCTTTGTTAAAATAACAATAAATAACATCATCGTTGTCTTTATCTTTTAATACACCATGCAAAAGTTCTTTTGTTCGCGTAACCGATATGTTGGCATCGATTTTCAAAAAAACATCTTGCCCTTGTTTTAACGCCTCTCTGAACCGATGCGAGAGCGCGTTTTCATTGCCTGTAATCCGCTTATATTCTGTCAATGCGCCATCCATGATGACATCGCAATTTTTCCCTTTGCTTTTTTCGGGCAGCATATAAACGACGTGTCCGTGTCGCGCGGCGATTTTTGACATCTCAAGCTCTTTATCAAAAATCTGCTCTTGCTGTTTGTTTACAGCCTTTCTGCTTTCTGCAATAAATAGATTGTTGTTAATCTTGTTCCACTTTTCTTCGGGAAACATATTTTCTGCGTGTGCGCGCGTGAGTTCGGTTTTAGGTGTCGTTTTCATCGGTTGTTTCCCGCCACTCGTGCCGATGTGTTCGCGTGTATACTCGCGCTCTAATCCCGTCTGCCTGCTAAAGTCTCGCGCCCGTGCTTGCCATTCGCCGATTTTTTGCCGCGCACGTGTGTTGTCGAGGTTAGCCGCCTTTTCGGATTCGGCAAGGCGTTTATACTTTCGGATATTGCGCTCGACTCCGCGTTGACGTTGCTCCGCTTCGTAGCGGCTCATTTTCTGCCCGTTATACTCGACTTCTTTGTCTTTCATGTCGTCGAGCTCGTCCTTACTGTAACGCGCTTCGGAGCCCTCAAAATACGGATAAAACGAATGTCGGCAGTTTATGCCGCATATCCCGTCCGCTTCCCCGTAGCCGCACGTGTTATAAAAGTTCGGATATTTGTCGGTACTTCCGTTTAACTTGTATATCTTCCCTTGCCATGCCTCGTGATTGCTCCACGGGTTCGGCCCGTCGCGATCGCGTGCGCCGATATGTGCCGACACTTCGACTAAATCGCAGCCGAGTTCTTCGCAGTTGTTAATCGTTACCGTCGAGGCAGTATGATTTATGCCGGTTAAAATATTCATGCGGACGGCCGCTTCTATCGTGCGTGTTACGGGCTTCCCGTTTTGATACTGCACAGCTGTAACACCGCGAGATGCCATATCGTTTACGGCGTGTTTTAATGCCGTGTCGTAGTCGAACGCCCCCGTTTGGACCTCCATATGCGCGCGGTTGGCTTGTGCAAAAAAAAGCTGTTGGCTTGTCGCTGCCGTTGTAAGCGTAAGGCGCGACAAATCACTTCTGCATTTTTGGATTGTCGCAAGCATCTGTTGCGCGCTCGGTGCACTTACCGTTCGGCCCGTCGCCGCCTTAAATACGCGGTTATCGTTAGCCGTGTTTTTCTCCATTGCGGCCGTAACGACATCCTTTACCTGCTGCGTTACGGCTTTGTCGTACTTTGCCAATATGCGGCCTATATCCTGTTTTAATCCGCCCGCTTCGGCAAGAATATGCGCTTGCCATTCCGTCGCATCGGTAACTTTGCCGAGCCGTGCAATACGGCGCGCCATATCGCACAATATGTCGGTTTCGAGCTGTGAGTAAATTTCAACTAATTCATCTGATATGCCTTCAAGGTAACGCGGCGAGAGCATTTACCACTTGCCCCGCACAATTCGCCATGCAAACCGTAAGCGCATACGAAACGGGTATGCGTTTATCTGTTGTTTGATTTCGGCAAACAATTTAGCGCTTGCGCTCCGTACCGCGTGTTTTACTTCCCGTCTTGCTTTCTTATCGCTTCTCCCGCTCATGCTACACCCCCAAAACTAAACGGGTCAGGGGCGGCCTCAGGCGGCGGCACATTCGCCCTTGCCGTCGCTTCGTCCTCACCGTAAAAGTCGCGCCGATACTCCCATTTACTTTTTACGCCTGCGTTGATTTCATTTATTGCGAGCAATTTTGCTTGCCCCATGTCTTTTCGCGTTTGGTCGTCGTTCCACGTTACCGTTATCGTCGCGTTGTTTTGCCCGATTCCGTACGCCGCCGCCATGTACGCAAACACGTTCGCGCACAATTGGTACTTGGCTTTGATTTCGTCTTCGATTCGATCGACGATTGCGTAGAGTTCTTGGCGGCCGCCCGTGTACTGCGTTGCCGTCTGCTGGACCGCTTCGGCATCGCTTATCGTGCCTTTACCGATATTCGAGCTTAATTCAATACGGCGGAAAATCTGTTGGAGCATCGCATTTTGTGCGTCGGTACGGAGCGCGGGCGTGTGTTCGATTATCTTTTTACCCTCTGCGCTTCCGTCGCCGTCAATCATCGTAACGAGGCGATTGAGTTCTTTTGTCATCTGTACGCCGACAGTCTTTCCGTCGCGGATTGTACGCTTTTTAAACATATCGCGGTCCGCCCATACGCGCGCCTCTCCCGCTTTCTGCTCCCAATTCATACGCTCGTACTGTTCGTCCGCGTCCTTAATAAGATTTTCAACGCCTGCGATAAGTGCAACCGGTACGTTGCTCCCATCGATTTTATTTACCGCGTGATTGCGGAATTCGATAATCATCGGTTGTGCGACGTTCTGCCATGTATACACGGGCGTTATATTTCCCGTCTGGCTACAAGCGGACAACGGCACGAGTTTTAATGCGCCGCCCTCGTTCGCGTAGAGCGTGCATTTTACCGTGTGATGTGTGCCGTCAAAATCGTGTTCTTCGGTGAGTAAAAACCTTTTGTTCCCGTCGATGATGTTTTTCATAATTAAAGCGCCGGTCAATGTGCCGTCAAAATCGTAGCGGGTAGGCAGGTAGTTCCCCAGCGGGATTGCTTCATACTGCAATTTGCTATTGCTGTAAATCGGTCGGATTACACAGCCGCCGAGTAGGGTGATGTACTCAACGACTTTATCGACGTTATCGTTTAAGTGATACATCGGCAGCGCAATCGCTTCGTTTTCGACTTCAAGCCCGATTTCACGGCTTACAAGATTGTTAAGCCTGCCCGCGATCTGGTCTAAAATCCCGCACGGCGGCGCTTTGTCATTCCACGGCGCGTGCCCCGCAACCATATCCGCCCACAGAGAAATGCGTTCGTACATCTCGCCGGTGATATTTGTTTCGATGCCCGTTATCTGCTCAATCGTGTACGAGCGGAAAAGATTTAATATATTCATGAAAAATCCCCTTATTTGCTGAAACATCTTCGCCTCTCTTTATATAGTCATTTATTCGCCCGCGTGTCGGAACGTGCTTTCCATCGCATAGCGCACCGCGTCCATTGTGTGGTCAGCCTGTCCGTCGGGATAGCCTATCATAACGTCTCCCGTGCGTTTGTCGAGCTCGTATTCGTAGAGGGTAAACTCATCGGCCGCGCGTGGGCAACGGTCAGGGTCGATGACAATTTTTTTCAAGCCCTGTAACCACTTAAAGCCCGTGTCGCGGCTTCCCACTCCCTTTATTGCGCCGCGCAT